AAGATTACAAGAATCAACCTGAATAATCACTCCATAAGAGTGAAATCCGCATAGAATAGTTTCTGAGGCCGCAAACCTTTTCCCTTCATCCACTAAGGAGCCACCTGATGTCTCTCAAGAATCTCGCGTCTTCGTACGCAGCAAAGTTCGCCGCACCTGAGATCATGTCTCTCGAAGACTACATGGATCGTTGCAAGACCGATTCTCTCGCGTTCGCCACAGCAGCAGAACGTATGGTTGCAGCGATTGGCGATCCAAAGGTCGTTGACACGTCTGAAGACCCACGCCTGTCTCGCATCCACAGCAACAAGAAGGTCCGCATCTATGATGCCTTCAAGGACTTCTACGGCGCTGAAGATGCGATTGAGCGTTTGGTCGCTTACTTCCGGCACGCCGCCGACGGCCTGGAAGAATCAAAGCAGATCCTGTATCTCAAGGGGCCAGTTGGTGGTGGCAAGTCGTCCATCGTCGAACGCCTGAAGGCGCTGATGCAAGTACATCCGATCTATGTGTTGTACGATGCTTCTGAGAAGGACCCTGAACTGCGGATGTCTCCGCTGTTTGAGTCCCCACTCGGCCTGTTCAACCGCGAAGAAGAAGCACACCGTGCTATCCTCGAAGAATCCGGCATCCCAGTGAACTACGCTGGCCAAACAGTTTTGTCTGGCTGGGCCTTGCAAAAGCTCCAGGAATTCGGTGGTGACTTCACACGCTTCAGCGTGGCCAAGATCTATCCGAACAAGGATCGTCAAGTTGGCGTCATGAAGGTTGAGCCAGGTGACGAGAACAACCAAGACGTTTCCGTACTCATTGGCAAGACTGATCTGCGGAAGCTCGAGAAGTTCTCGCAGAACCACCCATATGCGTACACGTACTCTGGTGGGTTGAATCGCACAAACCAGGGCCTGATGGACTTCGCCGAAATGTTCAAGGCGAACATCAAGACCTTGAACCCACTGTTGATGGCCACACAGGAACACAACTACAACGGTACCGAAGCGATTCCAGCAATGCCGTACACTGGCATTATCTGCGCGCACTCGAACGAAAGCGAATGGTTCGCGTTCAAGAACAACAAGACCAATGAAGCTTTCCTCGACCGTGTGTACATCGTTGACGTTCCGTACTGCTTGCGCATCGACGAAGAAGTGAAGATCTACGAGAAGATGCTTTCTGGCTCGACACTGCGAAATGCGCCAATCGCGCCGAAGACGCTGGAAATGTTGGCTGAATGGATGGTCTTGACCCGCCTGGTCGAACCTTCGAACAGCACGCTGTACGCCAAGCTCCGTGTGTATAACGGCGAGAACGTGAAGGACACGATGCCGAACGCGAAGCCGTATGAAGAGTACCGCGAAATGGCCGGTGTCAATGAAGGCATGGCTGGCATGTCAACACGCTTTGCCTTCAAGCTCCTGTCGCAGGTCTTTGACCTTCGCCCAGAAGAAAAGCAGGCAAACCCTGTGGACCTGATGTACGTGATCGAAGAATCGATCAAGAAGGAAGCGCTGCCTGAAGAGACACACAAGCGCTACCTCGCGTTCATCAAGGAACACCTGCATAAGCGGTACTTCGAACACCTGGAAAAAGAGCTGCGTGCGGCGTACCTTGACAGCTTTGACAGCTTCGGTCAGAACATGTTCGAGCGGTACGTCCTGTTCGCTGAAGCATGGTTGGCCGATGAGCAATGCCGTGATCCAGAAACGCACACGCTCTTGAACCGTGACGCACTGAACGCACGCCTCGAAGAAATGGAAAAGCCAACTGGCATTTACAATGCCAAGGACTTCCGGAACGAGATCGTAAACTACGTGCTCAGGTACAAGAACAAGCACGACCACGCTCCACGTTGGAACGAATACGAGAAGATCAAGGTCGTCCTCGAGAAGCGCATGTTCAGTGCAACTGAGAACATCATGCCAGTTGTGAGCTTCGGGCCGAAGCAAGACAACGAACTGTCTGAAAAGCACAACAAGTTCCTGGAACGCATGTTGGCCTCGGGTTATACCGAGCATCAAGTGAAGGTTCTCGTATCTTGGTGGTCCGCCCAGAAAAAATCCAGCTAAGTAGCTGAGGTGAGGGTGGGAATTCCCACCCTCTTTCGATGGCGCATCAAGGAATCAAAATGAGCGAAAAGTTGCCAACTGCAACGTACATCTTCGTGGACCGTCGTAAGACTGGTCGCGGTAAGTCGCTGCCAAATCGTCAGCGCCTCCTTCGCCGCATCAAGGATGCGATTCGACAGTCCAAGCCAAAGGACATCGATGCAGGTGGTGTGAAGGGTGTTACCGGCGGTGCAGGCCCGGTCAATCCAGTGAATGTGACACGTGACTGCCTGCATGAACCAGTCTTCCACTATGCATCAAGTTCCGGTGAACAAGACCTCGTTCTCGTTGGGAATGATGAATGGGAACGTGGAGATGATTTTCCGCTTGACGGTGGTGAAGGTGATGGCAAGGGCGGTGGTGAAGCCGGCCAAGGCGAAGATGGTGAAGATGATTTCGTCGTGAACGTGAGTCGCGATGAATTCTTCAACGTGTTCTTTGAGGATTGCGAGCTTCCAGACCTGCAAGACACGCATGAGAAAGAGCTGCCTGAGCTGATGCCAAAGCATGCTGGGTTCCAGAAGGAAGGCAACCCGGCGCAACTCAGCGTCGTGCGTTCATACAAGCAAGCACTACCTCGTCGACGTGCGTTGACGGCGGAATCTCGTGAAGAGCTCGAAGAACTCGAAGCAGAGTACCAAGTGTTGGCGTTGGAGCTTGCCGATCTTGACGGTGAAGATCGGCAAGACCATGAACTTGCTCGCATTGAAGAAATCCATGCACGAATGACTGAAGTTGAACTGCGCATCACTGAGCTTCGTGAGAAGATCAAGAGTGTGCCGTTCTTCGAGAAGCTTGACCTTCGGTATACGAAGAAGGAAAAGGTTCTGGTCAAGGCCGCCGACGCCGTGTTCATGATGATCATGGATATTTCGGCTTCGATGGACGAGGACAAGAAGCGCATTGCGCGTAAGTTCTTCTCGCTGCAGTACGCCTTCATCAAACGGAAATATCCGAACACGGACCTCGTATTCGTGGCGCATACCGAGAAGGCGTATGAGTTTACTGAAGAGGAATTCTTCAGCACTCGCATATCGGGCGGAACAATGGTCTCGCCATCGTATGAGATGCTGAACAGCATTGTGAATGCTCGATATGATGCGACACAGACGAACTTGTATTTGTCGCAGGCGTCTGATGGTGACAACTGGGTGGCAGACAATGCGAACATCATCCCAGCTCTTGAAGAGAGCGGTCTGCTTGCAAAACTTCGTCACATGAGCTACGCACAAATTTGCCGCGGTTGGGGTGACGAAGGTCTATGGAATGTTCTGCAGTCCATCGCAAATACGTCAAAGAAGATTTCCATGGTGAAGATCGACGACGACTCAGGGGTGTTTGACGCTTTCCGTCAGATCTATCGCAAGAAGACTTCAACCTGACACGAGCTGTACCACATGGGCTGACCTGATGATACGATCAAGTCAGCCCACTCTAAAGGACAACTGAACATGAGCAAGCTCATTATCAACTCGCGCACTGACTGGACACCTGCTCTGTTGGAGCGCGCTTGGGAAGAGATCGCTATCATTTCTGAAGAAGAATTGGAACTGAAGCCAGGCGTTGATCTGTATCCAAACCAATTCGAGGTGGTCAGCGCCGAACAGATGCTCGACGCATATTCGAGCATCGGCCTGCCAGTGCACTACAATCACTGGTCATTCGGCAAGGAATTCCTCTCGAACGCAAAGGCGTACGAGAAGGGTCGTATGGGTTTGGCCTATGAAATGGTGATCAACTCAAACCCTTGCGTGAACCTTTTGATGGAAGAAAACCTGGCGTACATGCAGATTATGGTCATGGCACACGCTGGAGTTGGGCACAACGCCGTTTTCGCGAACAACGTGTACTTCAGAGAGTGGACGCATGCAGGGTCGATTATCGACTACATGCTCTTCGCACGTGACTACATTCGTCACTGTGAAGAACGGTACGGTCTGACGGAAGTCGAACAAGTGCTCGATGCCGCCCACTCAATTTCGATGCACAGCATCGACAAGTACAAGCGTAAACATCACCCACGGATGTCTGAAGAACAGCGAATCTCGGCGTTGATGGCTGAAGATGACCGTCGTCAGCGTGAACTTGACATCATCTTGCAGCGCACGACGATCACGCAATCCGACACCAAGGCCCTTGGTGTGGAAGAAGACAAGGACACCTTCGCTGAAGAAGAAGAAAACGTCCTGTACTACATCATGAAGAAGTCGCCGAATCTGGCGCGCTGGAAGCGCGAGATTCTGCGAATCGTGTACAAGGTGAATCAATACTTTTCGCCACAAGGTCCAACAAAGACACTGAACGAAGGCTTTGCAACGTTCTCGCATCACTACATCATGCGACGTCTTGAAGAAAAGGGCATCCTCACGTCTGATGCGTACATGGCGTACCTGCAATCACACACTGGTGTGATCTACCAACCAACGTACAAGTCGCGGCACTACAGTGGGCACAATCCATATGCACTGGGTTTTGCAGTCTTGTCTGATGTGAAGCGCATCTGTGATGAACCAACCAAAGAAGATGAACAGTGGTTTCCAAAGCTTGTCGGTAAGAGGTGGCAGGACGCAGTGAAGGAAGCGGCCTTCGAGCATCGTGATGACTCATTCATCCAACAATACTTGTCACCAAAGGTGATCCGCGACCTCCACCTCTTCACCGTCAATGTCAAGCATCACTATGACTCACAGTATGGCCATACGTCAACCAAAGGCACGGTCACTGAGATTCACGATGATCTTGGGTACGCAAACATCCGGTCTGCTCTTGCCCGCAGCAAGGAACGAATCAACTACTGCCCACAGATTGTCGTCCAAGGCGCTGATCTTGAAGGCGACCGCACACTGAAGCTCCGGTTTGATTCGTACATGGGCCGCACGCTGAATGAAGATGACGCGAACCAAGTTCTTGGGTACATCGACAATCTGTGGGGTTACAAGGTTCAAATGACTGTGTGATGTACAAGACACTGGTTGCGTGGTATGATGGTATCACGCAACTGGAGAATCTTCATGGACCTATCTCATCTTGCATCTCTGTCGCCTTCAGAGTACGAAAAGGAACGTTGCCGAATCATCGGTGAGTTCTTGGACAGTCTTCCGAAGGAACGTCGAAATCAAATGCTGCTCTTGCAGTTGCGAATCGACGAAAAACGCGATACCATGACCGCAGAAGAATTTCAGAAATGGTTGGCCTATGAAATGGGAGAATCAATTGAGAACCTCTCGGATCTGTTTGTTTCTATCATGAACAACGTTCACCCACGCTGATACCACCAGGAATGGCTGAGGGACCCTAGGGTCCCTCTTTTGTTTGGCGCTATTGACAAGCCGTTCCAACTCAGCCTGACCCCACCTGTCTGATCAGACAGGCTTCACCGGCCAGTTCACAGAATATGGAAACCCTGGCTGAGTTGGAACGTCACGCAATGCTTGCCGATACACAGCATACTTGCTTGACACGGAGTCAAGAATATCTTTCGCTTGAGTCCAATCAGTCTCAGCAATCCTAGCATCGCGGTCAGCCCGCACCAGTGCGGCAACCATATTGTCTTGTGCGATCTTCTCTGATGCACTTATTGTGAGAACTTCATAACCTTGAACCCATACCCCACCACTTAGTATCGGCATTCCTGGAACAGCTTGTTCATTAGCGGCTACCGTAGGTGGGTGTGCTGGTTGTACGATTACCCAACCGGCCGGTAGATGATCAGCTGAAATAATGGCTGGAAAGCTTGTATTTGGAAACTCTTGGCGAATGTCACCAGCAGTTTTGACTACAATTCCATTTTCAATCTTTGCAAACATTTTCTATCCTTATGAATATGTGGCGGCTTTAGCGAATTGGCCAGCCATCACAAATTGATTATTGAACCACATTGCGCAAGTGACCTGTGATGCACCATATGCCGTACTTGTCAAAGCAGTTGTGTACGTCCATATGATACCGTCTGGAGAGTACGCGCAATTGCCGTTACTTCCTGAGACGAAAAACAGTGATCCGCTCCAACATAGCCCGTACGCGAATGACTGAGTAAATCCAGAAGAAATCAAACCACCTTGATAAGTCCATGTTACACCATCAGGTGAAGTTGCCGCTTTTCCAGACTGACCAATAACTAGAAGTTTACCACCATTCCACACTAATTGGTTTCCTGTAGACGTGCCAAAGGCAGTAGAAGCTAGACCAGTTTGATTCGTCCAAGTAACTCCATCTGGTGAGGTGGCAATCTTGCCAGATGTTCCTGAGGCAACAAATTTTGCACCAGTCCAGACAATAGCATATACTGTAGACGTGCCAAAGGCAGTAGAAGCTAGACCAGTTTGATTCGTCCAAGTAACTCCATCTGGTGAGGTGGCAATCTTGCCAGATGCCCCACCGACCACAAGCAATGATCCATTCCACGCTAACCCAGATGAGCTTGTTGTGCCATAAGCCGTTGTCGAAAGACCGGTCTGTTTCGTCCAAGTAACACCATCAGGTGAGGTCATCAAGGTGCCCGACGCCCCAGCAACGACGAACTTTGTTCCAGTCCAAACTACACAGGTCAATTGAGAGTTTAACCCTAAAGCCGCGCGCAGCCCAGTCCTCGATGTCCAGTTAACTCCGTCTGTAGATGTTGCTGCTTGACTTAGCGCACCCACGGCAATGACAGTGCTCCCGTTGCTTGCCATAGCGGTAGCATTTCTGTTAGTATCATACCCCCAAGCCGTCAGTGACTTCGAAAGGTCATCGCAATACGTCCAAGTGCTCGCATCTGAAGATGTGTA